AAGTTAAGAGTAGAGAAAGATTTACTTGAGTTTGAATATAAATTAAAACTTGAGAGTTTACCAAATTTTGATTAATTCTTTAAGCCTAGTATTTTTATTAGGTTTAAAAAATTAATTATTAATTTAATTAATTTATTAAAAACTCAAATCTTATTAAAAAAATTATTATGTCTGCACATTTAGTTGATCAAGATTGCATTAATGCACTTGCTACATTTTGGTATGAATACCACAAGACACCTGGTAATGAAAGTCCACAAAATGCATTAGAAAGAGCGTTTATTATTGCTAAAGAAGAAATCTCTTTAAAAGAAGATTATTTTGAAAATCAAAATGAATTAAGGTATAGAGCAATAAAATTAATTGAAGCTCAACAAGATGTATATAAAGGATTAGCAAGTTGTAGAGTTGTTTACGATATTTTACTCAATGAAAATATAAGAAGTTTACAGGCTCGATATCCTGACGATGTAAAAGAAAAAAATGAAAATCGTATCTGGTATCATGAATATGATTTTAAGAAGTCATCAACAGTGGTTAAGTGGGTATCTGATAGAGATCCAAAAGGGCTTTTGATGTTATGGCAAATGCTGAAAGGATGGGACTATCAAAGCTGCGAGCATTTTGAATTTCAAAATAGTGTGGCTTATCAGATTAGACAACAAATACAAAATGGAATATTGAATATTCTTCAAAAGAAATTCTGTATTAATGATGAGGATAATGTCTGGACAAGTTGGGAAGATCCACAACTTGACAGTCACATTGTATGTATAAGTGATATGTTTGCATAGATTAATTAATAAAGAGTCTTAAAAAATAAGACTCTTTTTTTTATGTTTTATTAATAAATAACTTGCAATATAAACTAATATACTGATATAATTCTAATAGTTTATACTTCAAATCAAAACCATGAATGAATCAAAGCCTATTAAAGGCCAAAAATCAAAAACAAAGCCTATGAATGAAATGATATTCCAATCAATTATGGGTGAATATTTAATAGATCCTGCTGAATACTATGAAAAGCAAAGTATTCGCAGAGCATACCTATTGAATGATGAAGCGGGTTTAAGACGTATTTTAGAAACGGAGTACTAATTATGAATAAACTATTTACAAAGCATAATGATGCTGCTCATGGGTGGTTAGAAGTTAGTTATAAAGATATAACTGACTTAAATATTCAGAATGATATTTCTGAATTTTCATATATAAATAAAACTATTGAATCAATTTTCTTAGAGGAAGATTGTGATATGAATTTATTTTGTAAAGCCTATAAAGCTAAATACAATAAAGAAGTTCAATTCCAGGTTATAGAAAAATTTGAAGAACATCCTATAAGAGATTTACCAAGATATACATTTTGGCAATTTAATCTTTATTGGAATCTATTAAAGGGAAAGGAGGTTATAAAATGAATATAAGTAAAATTATTTTTTATCAAAATAAAAAAACTTTTGAAATAAATAAAAGTTTTTATTATAAATATGAAACTAAGTATATTGGTAAAATTTTAATAAGCCAAAAAAGGTTTAAAAGATTTTATTCTAATTGGGAACTTAAATTAAAAAAAGGTTTAAAGCCTGATTATATGAATAATAAAACTGTTTACGATTTATTAACAAGAAATAATAATGATTTTAGTTATGAATGTTTTAATCATAAGAATGAATTGATAAATAAAGATTTTAATTTTTATAAGTTTATAACTATTAAAAATATGAGATTTCAAGGAATAAAAGATTTAAGTTTAGCAGATCAACTAGCTAATGAGTTAAGTATGGAGTTATTAATCAAATGAAAAAAGACAGTATTTTTTTTAAAACTTTAGATAAACAAGTCAAATTAAATAGAGGTTAGTGATTATGAATAAATTAGAATCAACAATACCTTTTGATGGTTTTTATGAATCATTTATTAGTGATGATATAGATCATCAAATAGGGCAACAAATAGAATGGGATACTGATATATATAACTTAAATGTTAATGAAGAAAAAATTTTATGGGATAATTATTTAAGTGTTAATAGATCATATTTTTATAATCAAATTGCTGAAGATTATACAAATTTTTATATTGATGACTTAAATACAAAATTAAATTATGCTTATCCTGATCATGGATTTACATTAAATGCTAAATTTAGTTTTTTAACAAGTCCTAGAGAATATAACTTTGAAACAGATAGAATTTTTATAGAAATAGAAGAAAATCATTGTATAGATTTTATTAAATATATAATTAAACACTATAAAAAAGAATTAGAAGAAAAAATAAAACAAAGATTTACAAGTAGGTCAGGTTATTGGTCGTATTATAAAAATACATTAGATTCATGGACTCAAGATTATTTAGAATGGGATTGTAATATGATAGGCACTTGTTTTGAATTATTTGATTTAGAAGAAGAAGATATAAATTATTCACTTAGAGAATATTTAACTGAATCAATAATTAATAACTTAGGAAATACGTTAGGTAAAGATGGTATTGATTTATTAGATAAGAAACAAAAAGAGAAAGATAAAAAAGAATTAATGGATAAACAACAACTAAAACTAAATTTTAATTAATTATGAAATTATCAACTGCTAAAGACTTAATGACACTTTCATTAATGAAAGAGGTATAGAAGAATGAAATATATTATTCAAGAAAAATTTACTGGCTATAACGATATATATATCGAAGCTGAATCAAAAGATGAAGCGATAACTAAATATAATAAAGGTCACTATAAATATAGTGATGTATGTCAAGATGATATGTTTTATAACTATGAATTTGATGGAATAAGGTTAGAGGAAAATCAATAATGGTAAATATAAATCCGAATAGAGAATCATGTATGGAATACATGAAAGAATTAATTAGAAAAGGATTAAATCAAACTGAAGTAATTAAAGAGTGTAAAAAATCCTT